CTCTACGTGGGCGGCTACGACCTCAGTGGAGACATCGGCGCCCTCTCCAAGATCCAGGGCGGTAACAAGCCCCTCACTGTCACCGGCATCAACAAGAGCGCCTTCGAGCGGATCGGCGGCACCCGCGACGGCTCCATGAGCTGGTCGGCGTTCTTCAATACCGCGATCGGCGCCGCCCATCCTGTCCTCGCCGCCCTACCGACCGGCGACATCGTCGCCACCTACTGCCGCGGCACTGTCCTCGGCAGCCCGTGCGCAAGCATCGTCGCGAAGCAGCTCAACTACGACGGCAACCGCACCAATGCCGGCGACTTCACGTTCGCCGTGGACGCCGAGGCGGACGGCTTCGGGCTGGAGTGGGGCGTGCTGCTGACTGCGGGCCTGCGGACGGACTCGGCGGCGACGAACGGCGCCTCGGTGGATTTCGGGGCGGCGCTGAGCTTCGGGGCTCAGGCGTACGTGCAGGTGGCCGCGTTCACGGGCACGGACGTCACCATCAAGATCCAGGATTCGGCGGACAACGTGAGCTTCGCCGACGTCTCCGGTCTCGCGTTCACTGCCGTCACCGCCGCGCCGTTCACCCAGCGCATCGCCACCGCCAACACCGCGACCATCCGTCGGTATGTCCGCGCTGTCACCACCACCAGTGGCGGTGTCACGGCCGTCACGTTTGCTGTGCACCTCACACGCAACGAGGTGGCAGGGGTGGTGTTCTGATGCAGCGGATCGAGCCGGCGTTGCCGCCGACCGCGTACCAGACGTACCGGATCGTCTCCCCGCAGGAGACGCACTTCCGCCCGGCGACGTGTGCTGAGGCCGAGTGCGGGGCCTACCTGAACGGCTGGCAGTCGACGATCGATGAGACCACCGTGCTGGGGCAGGAGCAGGCGCACTACATCCGCCGCCAGTCCGGCCGGGGCTTCACCGAGGAGCGCTTGTCCACGGGCCTGACGCGCTTCAGCTTCGAGGCCGGCCAGGAGTGCTTTGCGTCCAGCAGCCATCAGGTGCGCCTGGACCGGCCTGAGTTGTACCTGGTGCAGGGCGGTGACTGGCGGGCGCCGGGCGCAGTGCGGAAGCACGCCAACGCGGCTGACTGGGTGGACGACTTCGGCGAGAACCAACTTCGGCTCGCCGACCGTATCGAGAGGGGCTGACCCATGGCCAAGGCTTCCGGTCTCGGGTGGACGACCTGCAGCGTCGACGATGCAGGCGGCACACCGAAGGCGATCAAGAACGACATCACGGACTTGCAGTTTTCGACGCCCAGGGCGGTGCAAGACATCACCGGCATCGACAAGAGCGCGATGGAGCGCCTCCTGCTGCTCGCCGACTTCTCGATCACGCTGAAGGGCGTCTTCAACGCGGCCACCGGCCAGGCGCACGACGTCTTCAAGACGGTGCCGTCCACCAGCGTGAACCGGACCACCACGCTGACCGTCAACGGCGTCACGCTGGCGAACGAGGTGCTGTACACCGACTACCCGCTGTCCCGCTCCGCGTCCGGCGAGCTCACCTTCAGCGTCCCCGGCGTCCTCGCCGACGGCACCGTACCGGTCTGGTCTTAGGCCCAAGTCGCAATGATTCAAAGGGTATTGGCCGATAGAATATCCAAGTCATCTAGGCTTGGAGGCCAGGTCATGCCCGGAGCAACGTCCGGAAAGTTCACCGTCAAGTCCTGCGGCAAGGCTCACGCTTGGTGCGCCGAGTGTCGACCTGCCCAGGCGGCAGCGCAGCGATCAGCAACGCCGCCGCCGAGGCAGCCCGACAAGCCGTGTCGCAACTGCGGGCGTTGCGACACCTGCCTTGGGCTGCTGGCACCTGAAGGCATGAAGGTGTGCCGCACCTGCAAGCAGACGAAGCCGGTCGAGGCCTTCGCCCGCCGCAACGACACCGGAGGCCGCAGGAACACCTGCATCAGCTGCAGGAACGGTTCCATGGGCACGGGCAAGTGCGGCGGCTGCGGAAAGACGTTCGCGCGACACTCGGCCAGCCGCCTGCTTTGCGCCACCTGCCGGCCTCCAGTCACGAAGCCTTGCGCCAACTGCGGCACGGCGTTCGTCGGCTCCATGCAGCAACGCCGGTACTGCTCCACTGGCTGCCGGGACGCGGTCCTTGATGAGCGACGCAGAGTAGCGCGGAAGGCATCTCGGTCCGAGGCGCTCCGGGCGTACGGAGGGGAAACTCCGAACTGCGCTTGCTGTGGGGAGGACCAGCTTCTGTTTCTCGCTCTGGACCATGTTGACGGCGGCGGCCGTCAGCACCGCAAGGAAACGGGCGGCGGCGGGTTCTATGCCTGGCTGAGGCGTCACGGCTATCCGGCAGGCTTCCAGGTGCTCTGCCACAACTGCAACATGGGGCGCCAACTCAATGGCGGGATATGCCCCCATCAGAGGAGCTGACGTGGGATTCAAGGTCCAGCGCAAGATCTACAACCTGAAATTCCAGGATGAGGAGCTCGCCGGGCTCGAGGTGAAGGCCAAGGGTCTGAACCTGGGCCAGCTCCTCGAAATGATGTCCGCCAAGGCAACCAGGGAGGCCGGCGGCGAAGGCCGCGAGGAGGCAACCAGGTTCATGGTGCACCGCCTCATCGATGCGCTCGTTTCGTGGAACGCCGAGGACGAGGACACGGGCCTGCCGATCCCCCAGACCGTGGATGGAGTCCTCTCCCAGGATCCCGAGTTCTACATGGCGATCATTGACGCGTGGACGACCGCGATGAACGGCGTGCCTGCCCCTTTGCCCGAGACCTCCATCGATGGAAGCACGTCGGTGGAGGCGTCGATTCCGATGGACGTTCCGTCGTCAAGCCTGGCGAGCTGATCCACGCTGAGACCGTCCTTGGCTTGTGCGACCGCTGGCACAAGCTGCCGTCCGAGGTGCTGGCCGAACCCGCCGAGATGTGGCGGTTGCTGACGATCGCTCACATGGGGAGGAGGGAGAGCCCGGATGCCTAGCGTCGTCGAGATCCTGGTGACCGCAAAGAACCTCACCGGGCCCGCATTCGCGGAGGCCAAGGGCAGCGCAACCGCCATGGAGTCGACCATGGCGAAGGTCTCCAAGACGGCCTCGCTGGCCGGCGTCGCGATGGTCGCCTTCTTGGGCGAGTCCGTGAAGATGGCCTCCAAGTTCGACAGCGAGATGACGCTGCTGCACACGCAGGCGGGCGTCAGCGCCGAGAAGATGGACGGCCTGAAGAAGGGCGTCCTGTCGCTGGCCGGAAAGGTCGCACAGGACCCCGACTCGTTGGCGGAGAGCCTTTTTCACGTCGAAAGCAATTTCGAAAGCATGGGCATCACCTCCGAGAAGGCTTTGCACCTGACGGAGACTGCCGCAAAGGGCGCCACCGTCGGCCACGCCAATCTCGTCGACGTCACCAACGCTCTGACTGCGGCGGTCGCATCGGGCATTCCCGGCGTGGAGAATTTCGACCAGGCCATGGGTGTCCTCAATGCGACGGTCGGCGTCGGCGACATGAAAATGCAGGACCTTGCCGCTGCATTCGGAAGCGGAATGGTCGCGACGGTCAAAGGATTTGGCCTCAATATCACGGACGTTGGAGCGGCGCTTGCCGTTTTTGGCGACAACAATATCCGTGGCGCACTGGCCGGCACACAGCTACGCATGTCCGTGCAGGCCCTCGCCAAGCCCGTGGCCAGCGGCGGTGAGGCTCTCGCCAAGCTCGGCCTGCAGACCGACACTCTCGCGAAGGACATGCAGAAGGGCGGCTTGAAGCTCGCCCTCGAGGACCTCGTCGCGCGGATGGAAAAGGCGGGTATTTCCGCCGACCAGCAAGGCCAGATCATCACCCAAGCTTTTGGCAGGAAAGCCGGAGCAGGTCTGAATGTTTTGGTCAGTCAGATGGACCGTCTGGAGTCGAAGTATCCGGCCTTGGAGAAGGGGGCGCAGAACTTCTCCCAGGCCTGGGAGGACACGACCCACACCTTCGCTTTCCAGATCAAGAGCCTGGAGGAGAAGCTCCAGTCCCTGATGATCTCACTCGGCGAGAAGCTGATCCCTGTCATCCAGAAGGGCATCGCGTTCTTCGAGGAGCACAAGCGGGCAACGCTGGACCTTGCCCAGGCCGCCGGCGTGCTGCTGGGCGCGTTCGTGGCGTTCGGTGCGGTGACGAAGGTCATCGCGCTGTTCAAGACGCTGGGGACTGCGGTTACAGCCATGGGTGACGCCATGGCCATCGCGAAGCTGAAGATGTTCGAGCTGCAGGTCGCATCCGCTGGCGCGGGTAGTGGTCTTGGTGCGCTCGGCGCGGCGTTCGGTGCGCTCGGCACCAAGGCCAAGCTAGCGGTTGCTGCTACAGGCATCGGCCTCGCGATCCTCGTGATCTCGAAGCTCTCGGAGGCCGGGCAGAAGGCCGCCCCTGACGTCGACCAGATGACGACGGCGCTGACAGCGCTCGGGCAAGCCGGCGAGAAATCGGGCGAGTTGACGAAGACGTTCGGGGTGAACCTCGACGGGCTTGGCTACGCGGTGGAGCGTGTCGCCGGGAAGTCCACCGGCATGGATCACTTTAACGACATCATGAACAAGATCTTCACGTTGGGGATGGGCCAGTCCAACAGCCTGAAGGAGGCCACCAAGGAGATCGGCTCCCTTGACGACAGCCTCGCCGGGCTCGTCAAGAGCGGCCATGCAGACATCGCTGCCCAGGCCGTCAAGAGAATGCAGGAGGCCCTCGCCGCGCAGGGCAAGGACCCGGGGAAGCTGACGGGCGAGCTCACGAAGTACAACGGGGCCCTGCAGGACCTTGACCTGATGGACAAGATGAGCGCCGACTCGATGGGTGTGTTCGGCTCGGCGGCGCAGGACACGACGAAGCTCCTCGCTGCCCAGACGCTGACCGCCGAGGGCTTGAAGCAGGCTATTCAGGACCTGAATGACGTTGAGCGGGCGGCCCTGGACGGCATGGCCGGGTTCGAGGCGGCGATCGACGCGGCATCGAAGGCCCTGGCTGAAAACGGGAAGGCCCTGCACTACAGCAACGGCGAGCTTGACCTGTCGACGGAGAAGGCCCGCACCGAGGAGGGCGCGCTCACGGCCCTCGCCGCGAAGACCGATGCTGCGGCACTGGCGGCCTTGAACAACGGCGAATCGCTGGACAAGGTCAACGCCATCTACGACAGGGGCAAGCAGAAGCTCATCGAGCTCGCCGAGAAGATGGGCCTCAACACGCAGCAGGCCAACGACCTGGCGGACGCCATCTTGCATGTCCCCGACAAGCAGGTCGCTGTCACGGTGGACACGGACGCGGCGAAGCGCCGCCTCGCCGACATCGACAAGGAACTCGACACGGCATCAGGCCCGCGCGAGGTGCGACTGCTTGCCGAGGCGTCTCAGCTGTACAAGGTCGTTGGTCAGGCGCAGGATGCCGTCGATGGCATGCATGGCAAGACGATCGACATCATCGTCAACACCAAGGGCGGCCAGTCTCGCGAGAACGGCAACGCGCACGGCGGCATCATCGGGGGCGCGGCGACAGGCGGCGCCCGCGGCGGCCTGACGTGGGTCGGCGAGGAGGGCCCGGAGCTGGTGCGACTGCCATACGGGGCAACTGTGCACTCCAACCCGGACAGTCAGCGCATAGCGACCTCTGCAGGAGGGGGTGGCGGCCCGAGCACGGTGCAGCTGGAGTGGGTCGGGGGGAACGCGGGCGACGAATTCATGTCGTGGCTGCGAAAGAACATCCGGGTGCGGGGCGGGGACGTTCAGACCGTCCTCGGGCACTAGGGGGCACCTGTTGACGACTATTCCGACGGTCGAGCTGCTGGTCAACGGCTCATGGACGGATATCACCCAGTACGTGATGGTCCGCGACGGCAGCCAGCCGATCGGCATCACCCGGGGTCAGCCGAACGAGGGCTCCCGCACCGAGGCGAGCCGGTGCAGCTTGCAGCTCAACAACAGGGACGGCCGGTTCTCTCCCCGCAATCCGGTCGGCCCGCTGTTCGGGCTGATCGGACGTAACCAGCCGCTCCGGGTCAGCGTGCCCTCGGGCGGCGACAGTAGCGTCCGCTGGCTTGGCGAGGTGCCGGCGTGGCCGCCGAAGTGGGACACCACCGGCACCGATGTGTGGGTGGAGCTGGAGGGCGCTGGCGTTCTGCGACGGCTCGGCCAGGGCAACCAGCCGATCGGCTCGGCCATGTACGTGGCTCTGGCTGGTGGTCAAGCTCTCAACACCGTGATCGCGTATTGGCCGCTGGAGGATCCGTCAGGGTCCACGGTGTTGAGCTCGGCGGTGTCCGGAGTGCGGCCGATGACGATCGTCGGGACGCCGACGCTGGCCACCAACAGCGACTTCGTGTGCTCGCTCGCTCTTCCGAAACTGGGCACGGCATCGTTCACCGGCACGATCTCCCCTTACGTGCCCGCTGGTGGCCTGCTGAGCACCAACCCGTTCAGCACGTTGCTGCGGTTTCTCCTGGAGATTCCCGCCGGGGGCGCCACGGACGGGCAGGTCGTGGCAGCGATGACCTGGAACGGCACAATCCCGCGCTGGGAGATCTACTACGCGGCAGCGTCCGGCGGGCACCTCGGGCTCCGCGGTCGGGATGCGACGGGCGCGATCGTGCAGGACACCGGCACCGGCGGCCCGGCACTGAACGGTACCCCGGTGCACGTGACCGCCAGCTGGGATGAGAGCGGCGGTGTGCTGTTCGAGTTCGGCCTGTCGATCCTTCCGGTCGGCGGTACTCCGTCAGGACCTACAGGTTCCGCTTTCGGCCCGATTCCGGGTGTGGTGCAGTCCGTGACGATCGCCCCGGGTCGCGGCCTGCCGGACACGGTGGTGGGGCATGTCAGCGTGCAGCTGACCCCGTCGTACCCCACCGACGGCGCCCAGCTGGCGCTCGCCGTCGCCGGATATGCGGGCGAGGCCGCGGCCGACCGCATCGCCCGGCTGTGCGCGATCGCCGGCATCGGCTATGAGACGCTCGGCAGCGTCACCAGCACCGCGCTGATGGGCGTTCAGACCAGCAGCACCGTGTTGGACCTCATCCAGCAGGCCGTGGATACCGACGGGGGGCGCCTGACCGAGTCGCTGACGATGATCGGGCTCGGGTATCGGTCGCGGATTGCACTGGAGAACCAGAGCGCCTCGCTGGCCCTCTCGTACACCGCCAATCAGCTGGCTGCGGTGCCGACGCCGTTGGATGACGACCAGTACACTCGCAACGATGTGACCGTGACCCGGCAGGGTGGGACGTTCGCCAGGGCGACGCTGACTACCGGGGCGTTGTCTACGGCTGCACCTCCGGCCGGCGTCGGCCCGTACCCGGACCAGCTGACGCTGAGCCTGCGGACGGACGCGGACACGACGGACCAGGCCGGCTGGCGCCTGCATCTGGGCACGGTGGATGAGGCCCGGTATCCGCAGCTGTCGGTGAACCTGGCGCACCCGAGCATGGCGTCGTTGAGGTCGACAGCGCTGGCGGTGGGGATCGGTGACCGGGTGACGGTGGCGAATCCGCCGGCGTGGCTGCCGCCGGACACGATCTCGCAGCTGGTCCTCGGCACCTCAGAGACGATCGACCAGTTCCAGCACCGAATCACGTTCAACTGCCAGCCGGAGAGCCCGTACCGGGTCGCGGTGGCCGACGACGCCACGTTCGGCCGGGCCGACACGGACGGCTGCGTGCTGGCCTCGACCGTCAGCTCGGGTGCGACGACGCTGGGTGTGGTGACGACGACCAGGGGCCCGCTGTGGGTCACCACCGCGGCGAATCCGGCGGAGTTCCCGTTCGCGGTCCGCGCCGGCGGCGAGCTGATGACGGTGACCGCGGCCTCCTCGCCGATCACGGACACGTTCTCACGGACGGTCTCCAGCGGCTGGGGCACGGCTGACTCGGGGCAGGCGTGGACGGCGACGGGCGGCTCAGCGGCAGACTACGAGGTGGCCAGCAGCGTCGGGCACCATCTGGCCAGCAGTGTCAACGTGTTCCGGTTGACGACGCTGCCGCTGCTGAATGCCGCGTTCGACGTACGCACGCAGTTCACCACGCTGGCGTTCCCGACGGGTGATTCGCAGTGGGTGTACCTGGTGGCCCGCTACGTCGACCCGGCGAACATGTACCTGGCGCGGGTGCAGATCGCGCCGAGCACCGGCGCCATGACTCTGAACATCCGCAAGCGCACGACGGCCAGCGTCGACGTGGCGATCAGCG